AAAACCTATTGGAAGGATTACATTACAGACTTGTATGATACAAGTAGAAGAGTGTTTATGTACAATGCTCAACTGCCTCTTGGCGTGATGTTAGCGTTAAGATTAAACGACAAGCTCACCATAGGTGAAAGAAACTACATCATAAACCAAGTCAAGTTAAACCTTACAACAGGCGCAGCTCAATTAGAACTACTCAACGATGTATAGCAACTTAGGTTATCTTATAAAGGCTCTCAAAGAGACTAACGATAAGAACGAGGATGTAAGGACTGCTAAAGGCAAGTACCAATACCCACGAACTTTAATTGAAGCATTAGGCAAATGGCAATAGAAAAGAACATAGTAATAGGTGCTGACCTTTCTGGTATTGAGGTAAAGTTAAATGAACTTATTGACTTACTAAAAAAATCCCAGACAGAAGCTGATAAGACCTCAAAGTCTGTTGAACAAGTTGCTGATGAGGTTAAAGAGGTAGGCAAGAGTGCTAAGGAAGGTGCTAAAGGCGTTAAGGTTTTAACTAATGGTATTAAGGGAATAGGTCTCGCACTTAAAGCAGCAGGTATAGGTCTTGTTATAGAGGGCTTTCAGTTGTTTAAGGATGTACTAAAAAGTAATCAAGGAGTAGCTGATACTTTTGCGGTAACATTACAGACACTTGTCTTTGCTTTTAACGGTATTATCAAAGCAGTCTCTTCTGGAGACTTTTTGTCTATACCTAAAGTCCTCTCTGAAGCAAGAGAACAAGCTATAGAACTTGTTGCGCTACAAAATGAGATACTATTAAAAGAAGGAGAGAGAAGTAAACTTCAAGTTAAAAACTTGATTATTGCTGAAAAACAAAGACAGTTAAGAGACGATGAAACAAAAACTATTGAATCAAGAATAGAGGCAAATGAAAAGCTAAATGACCTTCTAACGAATCAGATTCTTGATGAGCAACATATAGTACAGTTAAAAATAAATGCAGCTAATGCGGAGCTTCTAAGAAATGACAACATAGAAAACAAGATTGCTCTTTTAGAAGCAGAGACAGAGATGCTTGAGATACAAGAGAGACTTGAAGGTCAGATGTCTGAATATCAAATGAATCGTAACTCATTAAAAAGAGAAGAAGAAGACCTTGAGACAATGATATTTGACCAAGCTCAAGAAAGACTTCGTATTGAAGACGAAACTTCAATAGAGTTGATGAACAACCGCAAGAAAGCTCTTACAGCAACTTGGAATCTTGAGACAGGTATTGCAAATGCGAAGATGTTACAATTAGATGAAGAGATAGCTAAACACAAAGAGGGTACAATTATATACCAAGAATTAGTAGGGCAACGAGCAGCAATAGATGCAGAGAAACACGCCTTTATAAAGAAACACATAGCTGATGAGCAGCAACTGCGTAGAGATAATGTACAAGAGACCTTTGACTTAACCTCTCAAGGTTTAGGCGCACTACAGGCTCTTAATGATGCCTTTGCTAAAGACGATGAAGCGAGTGCTAAGAAGGCTTTTAAAATTAATAAGGCACTTGGTATTAGTCAAGCAGTAGTTAATACAGGTATGGCGGTTACCGCAGCACTTACTGCAGGTGGTAATCCACTCAAGTTAGCTACAGGTCAACAGTTTGTAGAAGCAGGTATTGCAGCAGCAGCAGGAGCTGCCCAGATAGCCACTATATCTAAGCAACAATTTGGAGGAGGAGCAGGTGATACATCTTCTGTACCTCAACCCTCAGCAAGTACATCACCATCTTTTAACCTTGTAGGGTCTACAGGTCAGAATGCCATACTTGAGTCGTTGAGAAACAACCCTGTAAAGGCATATGTAGTAGGAAGTGATGTTACAAGCCAACAACAATTAGATAGAAATAGAATTAACCAAGTAAGTTTCCCATAATGAGAATTGTAGAACTATTATTAGACGAGGAGAGCCTACAAGCAGGTATCCAAGCAATCAGTATTGTAGAGTCCCCTGCTATAGAGGAGGACTTCATAGCCCTTAAAGAAGAGGAGCGTGTAGAATTAAAGACCATAGATGAAGACAAGCGTGTCTTATTGGGTGCTGCACTAATTCCTAACAAGCCTATCTATCGTAAGAGTGGTGAAGATGAGTATTATATCTACTTCTCGCAAGACACGGTAAGAAAAGCAAGTGAGTTATTCTTTATCAATGGTAACCAGAACAAAGCCACATTAGAACATCAAATGGACATTACAGGTCTTAGTGTTGTAGAGTCTTGGATTATAGAAGGAGAGCAAGACAAGAGCAAGATGTATGGTATGGACTTACCTGTAGGGACTTGGATGGTTAGTATGAAGGTACATAATGATGAAATCTGGGAGAACTATGTTAAGAATGGCAAGGTAAAGGGCTTCAGTATAGAGGGATTCTTTGTAGACAAGGTAGAAGCGAGTAAGCAAGAGCCAGAAGAGGTAGAAGCTGAAGAGAAGCTAACGGCTATTAAAGACCTTATAATCAAAAACCTAACAAAGTAACCCCTAAACAATTAACATAATATGAAAAGAGTTTCGCTAAATAAAGTGATGGCTAAATTAGCCGATGAGCCTAAAAGAGTTCAGTTAGCAGCGATGCAAGATGCCGATGCACTATACAACAAACTTGTAAAAGGCGCACAAGCTCAAGCAAGTATCTTAATGAAAGTTGAGAACGAGCTAAAATCTCTTTCTGGTACTGCTCAAGAACTTCAGAAGGTAGAACAGAAACTTGAGTCTATGGCTAAAGAGTTAGGTGTTGACTTAGACACTAACTACGCTGCTGATACTTGGGTAGAGACTATGACCAAGAATGCTAATAAAGTTGGACTAATCGCAAACATTTTATAATGAAACAAGGAAGAACTGAAAAAGTAGTATTCGCAAAGCTATCTACTGAGAAGGTGGAGTTGAATGCTATTGCAGATATTAAGAAGCAATCAGAAAAACTTTCTCAAGAGTACGATGAATTATCTCGTTCTGCTCGTAGATATTTAGGTGAGTTGGATTCTATTGCTGACAAAGCATTTGCTTTAGAGAAAAGAGCTAATGTTGTTGAAGACAATGCTAAGGAACTTGTAAAGAAGATTAACGAATTAGGTATGGATATACCAAGTGACCTTAAATCCGCATCTTATGAGGCAAGTGCAAACCGTAGTGTTGCGGGACAACTTGGACAAGTTACTCGTAAAGCGAGTGATGCTATCGGTGGAATTGAATAATAAACAAGATATGAAATCAAAAGAAACATTATCACAAATTATGGAACTCCTTAACCTCCAAGACGAGATTAAGTTAGAGTCAATGAAGTTAGACAACGGTACAGTCATTGAAGCTGAAGCCTTTGAAGCTAACCAAGAAGTATTTATCGTAACTGAAGACGAGAAGATTGCTCTACCTGTAGGTGAGTACACTTTGGAAGATGGGCGTATGCTTGTTGTAGCTGAAGAAGGTGTTATCGCTGAGGTTCGTGATGCAAGTGAAGAAGCTCCTGCTGAAGAAGCACCTGCTGAAGATGTAGTTGAAGAAGTAGAACAAGCTGAAGAAGAAATGGCTTACGCTACTAAGGAAGAGTTATCTGCTGCGGTTGAAGAGATGAAAGCTATGATTGAAGAAATCAAAGCAATGATGTCTCCTAAAGAAGAAGATATGAGTGAAGTAGTAGTCACTGAAGAAGTAGAGATGTCTTCTAACGAACCTGCTGCAAAGCCTATTAAGCACTCTCCAGATACTAAGCCATCTGAAATGCACAAGTTCGCTAAAGGAGCAAAAGGAGATACACTATCAAGAATCTTTCAAAAATTAGGATAATGAAGAGCGTACAAAAACTATGGGCTGATTTGTCAGCTAAAGCACAAGAGGTATCTAAAGAGGTTGAGTTGACCGAAGAGCAAGTAGAACTTGCTTCTGTAGGTGAATTAGAAAAACAAATAACAGGTATGAAAAGAGCTTTAGATTTTTTTGATAAAAGAATAGCTGAAGGAGATACATACATTAAAGAATTAGTAAAATACAGAAATTTCTCATTAGATGTTTATTCTAAATTATCTAAAATAACCCCAAAAATGCAAGAGGGGGCTCAAAAGAAATTAGACGAATTTGAAAAAGCTGCTAAAGAATTAGGTCTTTCATCCAATAATGTGCCTCAAGTTAAAGAAATAAAAAGATTAATTTCTGAAACTGAGAAATCAATGCAAGACCAAAAAAGTTTATTAAAGAGATTTAATCAACAGGGAATAAAATAAACAACAATCAATAATTAAATAAACAAAAAATGAGTACATCAATAACAACAACTTACGCAGGTGAGTTTGCAGGGAAATACATTTCTGCTGCATTATTAAGTGCTGACACTCTTGAGGGTGGAGGTATCACTATTAAGCCAAATGTGAAGTACAAAGAGGTAATGAAAACTCTTTCTACTAATGCATTGGTAAAAGACGCTGCTTGTGACTTCGCTGACCAAAGTGTAGTTACTCTTGCAGAGAGAATCCTACAACCTGAAGAGTTCCAAGTGAACCTTGAGTTATGTAAGAAAGATTTCCGTTCAGATTGGGAAGCTATTGAAATGGGTTACAGTGCATTTGACACTTTGCCTCCTTCATTTGCTGACTTCTTATTGGGTCACATTGCTGCTAAAGTAGCTCAGAAGACTGAATCAAACATCTGGCAAGGTGCTACTGCTAACGCAGGAGAGTTTGATGGTTTTACTGCTCTATTAGCTGCTGATGCAACTGTAGTTGATGTAGTAGGTACTACTGTTACTGCTGCTAATGTAATTGAGGAAATGGGTAAGGTAGTTGATGCTATCCCAACCGCAGTATACGGAAAAGAAGACCTATACATCTATGTATCTCAGTCTATCGCTCGTTCTTATGTTCGTGCTTTGGGTG